TGGACTTTGACGACATCATCCTCAAGACCGTCGAGCTTCTGGAACGATTTGAGGATGTTCGTACATACTATCAGAAGAAGTTCCGCTATGTTCTGATCGACGAGTATCAGGATACGAACCACCTGCAGTATCTGCTGGCCTCGCTGCTGGCCGGCCGGCACGAGAATATCTGCGTCGTCGGTGACGATGACCAGAGCATCTACAAGTTCCGCGGCGCGACGATCGAGAACATCCTCAATTTCGAAAAGCAGTACAAAAACGCGCGCACCATCCGCCTCGAGCAGAACTACCGCAGCACCGGCCGCATCCTGGATGCCGCCAATCACGTCATCGCCAACAACACCGGCCGCAAGGGCAAAACGCTCTGGACAAAGGCTGATGCCGGTGACCCGCTCACGCTCTACTGCGCCACGAATGAGAACGACGAGGCGCGCTATATCGCCGCGAAGATCATGGACGATTTCGGGCAGGGGATCAACTTCCGCGACCACGCCGTGCTCTACCGCATGAACGCGCAGAGCAACCAGCTCGAATATGCCTTCAAGCGCAACGGCATCCCGTACCGCATCGTCGGCGGCACGCGCTTTTTCGACCGTGCCGAGGTCAAGGATATGCTGGCCTATCTGTGCGTCATCCAGACGCCGGACGATGATCTGCGCCTGACGCGCATCATCAACACGCCCGCCCGCGGCATCGGCGCGCGCACGATCGAGGCGGCCTTGCAGCTCGCACATGAGCAGCAGACGAGCCTCTTTTCGGTCATCCGCCACGCTGATACATATCCCGAGCTGCAGCGCAGCCAGATGCGTCTGCGCCAGTTCGCCATCCTGATCGAGGAGCTGCAGGAGCAGGCCAAGACCGTGCCGCCCGATGAGCTCTATGATCTGGTCGTGGAGCGCAGCGGCTATGTCCGCGCCCTTGAGGAGAAAAACACGGCCGAGGACGCTGCGCGCATCGAAAACGTGCAGGAGCTCAAGTCGAACATCATCGCCTTTGCCAAGGAGGCCGAAAACCCCACGCTTGCGGGCTTCCTCGATGAGGTCGCGCTCTATACGGATCTCGACAACTATGACCAGTCTATGGATTGCGTCACGCTCATGACCATGCACGCGGCCAAGGGTCTGGAGTTTCCGACGGTGTTCATCATCGGCTGCGAGGAGGGTATCTTCCCAGGCCTGCGCTGCATCGGCGAGCCGGACGAGATGGAAGAGGAGCGCCGCCTGTGCTACGTCGCGCTCACCCGCGCGCGTGAGCACCTCATCCTCACGTGTGCCCGCCAGCGTATGCTCTTCGGCCGTACGACGGCCAACCGCGTCTCCCGCTTTGTCGAGGAGATCCCGGATGAGGACATCCGAAAGCTCAACGTCCCGCACGGCTATGGCTATTCCGAGCCCAGCCGCGACCAGCAGCAGTACCCGCCGCGCCGAAGTGAGCCGCGCGCTTACACGGTCTCCGCGCCGGAGCCGCGCCGCAAGCCGCCCATGCGCCCGGCGCCGCCTGCTGCAAAGCCTGCGGCGTCCGCTGCACCGTCGTTCGCCGTTGGCGACCGCGTCGCGCACAAGGCGTTTGGCGACGGTGTCGTCGCAGCGGTCAAGCCCATGGGCGGCGACGCGCTGCTCGAGGTGGACTTTGAGTCCGCCGGCACCAAGCGCCTCATGATGCGCGCCGCCGGTCAGTTCATGAAAAAGAAGGACTGAGCGCGCAAAACGGCATAAAAGATCCACCGGCCAGCCGACCGGTGGATCTTTTTCGCTCAGTCGAGCAGTCTTGCAAGCTCGTCGGCGTCGGCTGCAAACTGCTGCGCACCGGCTTGCTCGAGCATATCGCGGTCACGAAAACCCCACAGCACGCTGATGCACGGCAGACCGGCTGCGCGCGCCGTGGCGATGTCGACCTCCGAATCGCCGACATAGACCGTGCTCGCAGGGGCAGCGCCAAGCTGCGCCATGGCGGCCAGCAGCGTGTCCGGTGCGGGCTTGCGCCGGATGCCGGCTTTCTCGCCGACGGCGATCGAGATCGTGTCCGCGAAAAAATCCGCCCGCAGTGCGCGCACGGCTTTGTCCGGCTTGTTGGACACGATGGCGAGCTTGCGTCCCTGCGCGTGCAGCTGCCGCAGCAGCGCGTCCACGCCGGGGTAGGGGGCGGTCTCAATGCGGCAGTGGGCGGCGTAGTCGGCGTTATACTCTGCCAGCAGCGTCTCAAAGAGTGCGCCGTCCGTTCCGTCGGGTACGGACAGCTCCATCAGCCGCCGCGCCCCGTTGCCGAGCGCGGCGCGCATCTGCTGCCGCGTGCGTTCTGGCAGGCCGTGGCGGGTGAGGGTGCGGTTCATGGCGGCGGTCAGGTCGCCGAGTGTGTCGAGCAGCGTGCCGTCGAGGTCGAAAAGTATGGATGTGTAGTGCATAAAACGTATCTCCTTTGTTCAGGCACACTTATAGCGCATTTTCCGCCCGCTGTCAACCGAAAAAACAAGTTGACATCCGCTGCCGAATATGCTACTATAATGCAGCGCGCTGGCCGCGCGTCCATATATGTGTGGAATTCGGCTTGGAGAAGTACCCAAGTGGCCGAAGGGGCTCCCCTGCTAAGGGAGTAGGCTGTGATAAGCGGCGCGAGGGTTCAAATCCCTCCTTCTCCGCCAAAAGAAAGAACCGTTGAAGAATCAAGAAATCTTGGTTTTTCAACGGTTTTTCTTTGCTTTTTGCTTCGGAATGTTTCGGAACATTTCGGGAGGTTTCAGAGGGCCTACGACACAGAAACTACACAGTGAAAAGGCTATTTTTTGCGCAGCTTCTCGTTGATCTGCTGCGCGACTTCGGCGCGATGTGTATCGCGGATATGTGTGTAAATGTCCTGTGTCATGGCGGCGGTGGAGTGGCCGAGAAGATCCTGCGCATCTTTCACGGGCACATCGCACTCAAAAAGCATCGTTGCATAGCTGTGCCGGAGCTGGTGGGCCGTGCATTGGATGCCGGTGGCCTCGACGAACTGTGACCAATGATGCTGATACTGCATCTCAGAGAGCGGCGTCTGGCCGCCGTCGTCCGAAAACAGATAGAGGGACTTCTTGCGGGAGCGCGGAAGTTTCGGCAGGAGCGGGTCGAGGATCGGCACGGTGCGAATACCGGCGGCTGTCTTTGGCTGTTTGATGTACGGCTTGTTATTGACAACGTAGACGCTTTTCGAGACGTGGATAACATTCGCGGCCCGGTCGATGTCGCCATACGTGAGCGCCAGCGCCTCGCCCTTGCGGAGGCCGGTGTAGAGGATCAGGTAAGGCAGGAGCCACACATCCGCCGCAGCCTTAACTTTTTGCTCGTCTTCTGGGCTGGCGGCCTCTCGCCGCTTTTTTGGAAGCGCCTTCGGGACGGTGACATTGGTGCAGGGGTTATACTCGATCTCGCCGTTTTCGGCAGCGTAGCGAAAAATCAGGGATGTGACGAGGAGCTGGTTCGTGACGGTCTTCTGCGCGCGGCTGGCCATGCCGCCCGGGTGCGCAAACTCCGTGATGAAGCGCTTGATCTCCGGCGCTTTGACATTCCGGATGGGCGTGTCACCGAAGCGGTCAACGGCGCGCCTCGCTGCGGGCCGGTAGCCCTTGAGCGTGTTCGCCGTGAGCGTGGGGAAGTGCTCGGCCTCCCATTCCTCTTCGACCTCGCGGAAGAGACGGCCACGCGCGATCTCGCCCTGGTAGGCGATCATCTTCTGCTCAACCTCATGCGGCGTGCGGCCACGGAAGGCTTTGCGCTTGCCGTTGACGACGCGAATGGCCTCATACAGGCCGTCCGGCCGCTGATAATATTTCTTTTTTGCCATGGGCATCTCCCTTTCTTGAAAAGAGGAACGAACGGCCGCTACGGTGCTGCAGCACCGTGGCGGCTTTTTTGTTACACTGTGACAGCGTGACGGTATGCACGGCGGAAACCTTTGTTTTCCGCTTCACGAACGGTCTGTGCGTAACATTCGCCCGTGCCGGGAATGATAGCGACGTGGTTGTATTGCTGGTCAAACGGCAGGTGATAGATGCGATCGCCGGTCGATTTGTTGATGTTGCATTTGATGCGGGGAAAATCCATGTATTCATAAAACTCTGAATACTGGACCTTCAGATAGTCTGCGTACTGCTTTGCAGTATCGGACAAAGCGCAGGTGCAGACGAGCAGCGGCGTGACAGCCTGGTCGGGGTGCTCCAGTTGGTAAGCGACCGTGGTGGCATAAAGCTGAAAAACAACATTTTCATGAATGCACTTCTCTGCGGAAGCCCAGCGCTTGCACTGCACGACGACCGTGTGGCCGGATTTTGTGCAGATCAAGTCGCGGCCGAGATCGTCCATGTGCTTAACTGCACCGTAGTATATAACGCGGTAGCCGTCGGTTTCGTACCGGTAGCCGACGTACTGCTCAAACTCGACGCCAATGTCCCAAGGGGATTTTTTTCGCTTCGACCAGCGGTCGAGCGCAAGCTGCGACTTTTCGGCAGACGGCAGGGAACGATATTCCTCCTCGGAAAGCCAGCGCAGGAGCGGGTCACGGTCGGAGGCCGGTTCTTCCGGGGGCGTGGGCGGGATGTCATCCCACTCCGGGAATTTGAGGTGATACAGATAAAGGCGGTATTCCATCGCCTTTGCGGAGCGGCGCAGGTCGCGCATTTGCGCAAGATACTCCTGCTCGATGCGCGCGGCGGTTTTCTTGGCCGGGCGCGCACGCTCGCGCAGGTGCTCGACCAGTTCGGCGTCAAACTGCGCATGAAAATCCGCATACAGCTTGGCCAACCAATCGGGGTTATAGCCGTATGTATCCAACGAGCGGAGAAAATTTTTTTGCACGGACGCCTCCTGCCGCGCACGCTCGTTGAGCTTCTGCTGTTCGCGTGCGAGGCTGCGCTGATCGGCCGCAAGGTCTTTCCGTTCCGACGCAACCTGACCAAGGGCAGCGTGGATATCGTCGATCGCGTCCATCACGGCAGCCTCATTGACGGTAGAGAGAAGGCCGAGGCGCAGCGCCAGATAGTACATGTGTTTGCACGGATGGCGGCGCACCTGATAATCTTTGCAGGTGCAGCTTTTCAGCGTGGTTTTATAGACTTCACCATGTTCTCCGCGAACGCTGCAGGAAACGGAAATGGGCGGTAAAAGTGAAATTTCCCCGAAGCATGCAGCGTAGAGGCGCTCATTTTGGAGCGCATCTTTGCTGCCCAAATCCTGAAATATCTGGTATTCCGAGAACGTCGGGCCAAGACAGCTGCGGGAACATAGCGCGGCGGCGTTCTGATAGGCAAGCGCATCCTGCCGAGCGGCCTTTTCTTCATATGTGCGGCGTGCAGCAGCGCAGTCGCTGCGCTCGCGTTCAAGCGCGGAACGGTTCTGCTCCAACTCGGCTTTCAGGCGTTGTGTGTCGTCAAGCTCTTTGCTGAGCGAACGTTTTAATTTGGCGGTTTCGGTGCGCTCCTTCTCATTAGAAAAATATGTAATGATACAATGAATGACAAAGAAAACTGCGCAGAGAAGCGCGGCAAACAATATAGAAGCGATAGGGCATCACCATCATTCTTCGGGCGTTTCATATTTTGGCCGCGATGTGGCAAGCTATTCTCGCGGCCGGCTGCGTGCAGTATACCATATAAAAGCGTGAAAGTCCAGAAAAAGGGGAAAACGGACTGATTTCAGGCCAAAAAGCACACAGAGCCGACACTTTATGATATGGTGATAACACGAAATGGGAAACAAGGTGAAAGAATACAGAGAATACCTCGGTATGAGCCAGCGGTGGCTGGCAAGAAAGGTGGGATGCGGGAAGACAACGATCAGCGAGGTGGAGCGCGGGCGGCTGCCGAACGTGGTGACGGCGATCAAGATCGCCCGGGCGCTCGAAACGACTGTGGAGAAGCTGTGGGAGGATGAGATATGACTGATGAGGAATGGAGGACGTACTTACGGGCAGAAATCGAGCGGCTGTTGGATGCGGCCGGTGAGCGGGAGCTGCGGCTGACGCTGAAATTTCTGCGCACTGCCGCGTGAAAAAGAAAAACACCGGCAAAACACTGGCAAAACGCACGCAAAGACAAACGAACGCACGAAAAGCAAAGCGGATCAGGAAATCAATCCTGATCCGCTTTTTTGTTGTCTTCGGCGAGCTGGAGAGCGAAATCTTCAATTTCTGCCCAGCGCTCGGCCGGAAGGCGGGACAGCGCCAGCAGGAAGCGGCGGCGGAAATTATCCTCCTCGCCGCGCATGACATCGCCAACGAAGGCCATGACTTCCTCGTCGCGTGAGATCTGCACGAACATCTCGCCCTCACCGGTACGCAGCCAGTGCTCATCCACTCCGTAAGTGCGGCAGATGGACGCGATCATAATATCGGAAACCGCAGCTCTGCCGTTTTCCACATTGTTAATCATGTCTCTGTTTGCGCCGAACGGTGCGCCGAACGCGGCTTGCGAAAGTCCTTTCGCTTTCCGAACTTCTTTAATTCTGCTATTCGTAGTATCACCTCCTGACGATGACAATAATCTATCACGCTTGCATGAGTATGTCAACACAAAAAAACACAGAATTTGCGCAAAAATGTGTTGACAAGCTCAACCTGTGGCTGTATTATGTGTACATAAACACAAACGCCCGTGTCCGACGACACGGAGCAACACAAGGAGGTGAACGAAATGCTGACGAAAACCGAGCAGAAGACGCTGGAGCGGCTGGCGGACATGATGCAGAGCATGGACGAGATGCAGAAGGCGCAGCTTTGCGCTTTCACGGAGGGGCTGGCGATGGCGCTGGAGCACAGCAAGCGCGCGTCGTAAGGCGCGCGCGGTGTGCGAGCCGGAACGCAGCCGGCCGTGAAGGGAGGAAAATGCAATGAGGTACACCGTGACGATCCGAAGCAGGGAAACGGGCGAAGTGCTGGGGACGGAGAAGTTTCAGCAGGAGCACAGGGCGAAGCACCGGTGCGAGGAGCTGAACCGATGGTTCAAGAACTATGAGGCGACATGGGAGGCGCGATGATGGAAGAGAGAACGTGCTGGCTGTGCGGGAGGAACGGCGCGGGAGATCCACTGGATGTGCACCACATCTTCGGCGGGGCGAACCGGAAACTTTCTGACCGGTTCGGGCTGACGGTGTATCTGTGCCACGAGCGGTGCCACATCTTCGGGCCGGAGGCGGCGCACCGGAGCGGCGAGACCGCCGAGCGGCTGCATCGCTACGGCCAGGAGAAGGCCATGCGGGAGCAGGGCTGGAACCGGGAGCAGTTTCGCATGGTGTTCGGGAAGAACTATCTGGACGAGGAGCCGGAGAGGGCGGCGCCGGCGCCGTTTACCTTTCTCGAGACGGAGCTGGTGGTGGACTTTGCCGGGTGAGGACCTGAGCTGCGGCGCGGAGCCTTTTCCGCGCCGGAACTGAGGGGCGCGATAGCAGACGCGAACCTCGCATATCCTTTCTGTGGCCGCGGCGGCCTTTTGGACATCTTTCACCGCCGCGGCATTTTCAGGCGAAACAAAGGAGGAGATGCCTGTGCCAAAGGAAAAAGAAGGGTTCCGTGAGCAACTGGAGCGGCTGTGCGAGCTGTTTCCCGAAAGGGAGACGATCTCCATGCCGGAGGCGTGCAAGGTCGTGGGCCTGTGCCGCGACACGCTGCTGCAGGACAAGACATTCCCGGCGAAGAAGCCGGGGAACCGAAGAAACGGGAAAATCGTAGTGCCGCTGGTCGCGCTGGCCAGATGGATGGTATGAAAGGAGAAAAAACAACATGAAAAAAGCAACAGGGATCGTGCGCCGGGTGGACGAGCTGGGCAGGATCGTGCTGCCGATCGAGCTGCGGCGCGTGCTGGGCATCCAGGAGAAGGACAAGCTGGAGATCTACACGGAGGGCGACACGATCATCCTGCACAAGTATGCACCGGGGTGCGTGTTCTGCGGGGACGCGGACGCGAAGGAGGTGCGCGGCGTGCGCATCTGCGAGCGGTGCGCGGGAGAAGCGATCCGTGCGTTCGGGGGTGAATGGTGATGAAGGTGTTCGGCGACCCGAAGGCGAAGGCTAAGGTACGAAAGTACATCGTGTGGGGGGTTGAGGACGGCATCGTCTGCGCGAGCTTTCTCGCGGGAGGGTGCTTGATGGGATGGCTGTTCCACGTGGTTTTTAAGGCACTGGGGGTGGCGTGATGCAGGGCGCGGAAGCGATCAGCAAGGCGCGGGAGATGCTGGGACGGCCGCGCTCGAGCGCGGACTTTTCGCCGGCGGCGCGGTACACGGTGAGCAAGCTGTGCGACTATGCCGAGCAGGAGCATGAGCTGCGCGAGAAAGCGGAGGAACGCTATTGCCAGGAGCAGAAGAAGGCACTGCAGTTTTCCGGCACGGTGGCAAAGCAGGAGCGCACGATCGACGACCTGCGGCAGCAGCTGAGCTTCCTGCAGGAGACGCTGCGGGACGCGGGGGTGTGAGCGATGGCTGAAATTGAGCTCAAACCGTGCCCGTTTTGTGGTGGGGACGTTCGCTTCGACAAGGCATACAGCTACTTTAGAGACAACATGATCTACTGCGACGGGTGCGACATGGTGTTTGCACTGGACGATTGCGCGGCATCCGACGATGACGTCGCCAGAGCATGGAACAGGAGGGCTGACAATGGCTGACCAAATGCAGTTATTTGACACATCTGAGAAGCAATCAAGTAATAGCACGGGTAAAGCTAAACGTAAGTGGGAAAATAGTTTCCAGAGATGGAGCGACCGGCACAGTGCAGATGGTGGTGACTCTTTTGGGTGCTGTGGATTCGGCAGTATGTGTGACTATTGCGATGATAATTCGTATGGACGTCCGTGTGTCAGGTCGCTGAATGCCATGATCCGCGAAAAGCGTCTGAAAATCGACTACGAAAAGACTGGTTATGTAGAAGCATGGGAGGGGATTTTAGGCAATGACTGAATACATCGAGCGTGAAGCGGCGATTGACGCAATAATGAAGGTGTACGTCAGAACTGCCGGGTACAAGGCGAGAGAACGCGTTTTTGAGGCAAAAGAAGCAGTACACCGATTGCCGGTCGCAGATGTTGCGCCGGTGGTGTACTGCCGTCACTGCCGATCCTACAATAAGCCGCGGCTTGGATGGTGCTCAGTCCACCTCGACTGCGAAGGTCCGGACGACTTTTGTGGCTACGGCGTGAGGATGGACGGTGACGTGGAATGAAAGGAATTACATACTGCGGCGCTTGTGCCGATTACGACATCAAAAAGCACCGTTGCAAGCGTGGAGCGAAGCTGGAAAGCAATCCGCAGGATCAGTTTTTTGATGATTGCCCGCTCCCAACTGTCGTGCAGGTGGTGCGGTGTAGGGATTGCAAGCACTTCCGGGTATGCATCGGGCGCGATATGTGCGCCAAAAATGCGCAATTGCTCGGTGGACGCGAAGTCGGGCTATGCGCAACCGGGAAAGACGATTTCTGTAACTACGGGGAAAGGAAAAAACGATGAATGATAAAATTCCCTATGCGGGGATGCTGGAAGCTGGAATCAAAAAGATGACAGAAGGCAAAGCGCAGAACGCAGTTTTGTGTGGGCTGCTGGAAGATGGCACAACGTGTGTTGCCTACGCAAATGCATCACCCGAAGATTTGGCGAACATTGCGTGTCATCTGCTGTCCGAAGCGTTTATGCGAACGGTTATTGCCAACATCGACATGGTAAAAGATGCTCTTGACGAATACGAAGATGAAGAAGGTGAATCGGAATGACAAGGGGCGAATATATGCGCATGGCGCGAAACAGTGCGAAGCTGTCAGCAGCACAGCTTTCAGTGATGTCCGGGGTTCCAGTGTGCACTATTAGATCGCTTGAATGTAAAGTAAGCCGCTCCGGGCGGATTGACACGCTGGAATTGCTTGCGGATGCGCTTGGAATCAGCATTGACGAATATGTCGGGCACAAGGTCATGGTGAAAAATCATGCCTAAAAACAAAGGAATTTACCGCCTGTTTCGCACAAAAGCGGAATATGATTGGCACAACGAAAATATACGGCACATCACAAGGGTTCTAACGCTTGACTATGTAACTGTTGCGCTTGGCAGAATGGGCTTCCGTGAAAGCAAATTCGCGGAGTTTGAAAGGGTATTTTCGGAAGTCTATCAAGAATACATGGAAAGCTTTGCGGATGATCTGAAAGATGACAAGGAAATGGTTTATAGCCGTGCCGTGCTCGACAGGGAGCTGAAGCAATATGTCGGTAAGCTTTTTGCACCGGCTGAAGAACGATACCGATAGAAAGAAGGTGGTAGTTTGCTGGATTCACCAAAGAAATATCTTCAACAGATCAGGCTTTATGATTCGCATATCAACACGAAGCTGGAAGATTTGCATCAACTGAAAGAAATGGTAACAAAAATCACGCCAACATTGAAGGATGATGTTGTTTCTGGCGGGGGCAATCAGGACAAGCTTGGTGATGCGATTGCAAAGATCGTTGACCTTGAAGCGGATATTGACCGGGATATTGACCGATATGTTGCAGCGAAGCAGGAAATCAGCGCCACGTTGGACAAGCTGACTGACCCTGACCAATTACAGGTATTGCATATGCGCTACGTGCAATATAAGACGTGGGAGCAGATAGCATATGACACCGGCTTTTCTTATCGCTGGGTTTGCACACTCCACGGAAGAGCACTACAAGAAATAGAAAAAATCTTGACAAGTGCATAATAGTTCATAGAAGTACATAGTCAATCTGTGATATGATTATACTGCAATAGTAAACAAGATATTCTTCTTAGCCTGACAGGTTCATTCTTCTTTCCTGTCAGGCTTTTTTAATTTCAAAAATGGCTGTTTTTGAAATTGAAAGCGTGAAAAGCTTCGTTTTAATTTCAATATTAAAAGGCGGTGATGATTGTGACGAAGTTGACAGCAAAACAGCAGCGTTTTTGTGACGAATATCTGATTGACCTGAATGCTACACAGGCCGCAATCAGAGCCGGGTATTCAAAAAAGACAGCGGGAAGAATCGGAACTGAAAACGTTCAAAAACCTGCAATTAAAGAGTACATAGCCAAAAGGATGGCCGAAAAGGAAAGCGCGCTGATTGCAGATCAGGACGAAGTGTTGAAATATCTGACATCGGTTCTGCGTGGCGAAAGTCAGTCAGAGGAAATTGTTGTCGAAGGTATAGGTGACGGATGCAGCGAAGCAAGAACGATGCAGAAAGCACCGTCCGAAAAGGATAGGCTGAAAGCTGCTGAACTACTTGGCAAGCGCTACGGCCTTTACACTGATAGGGTCGAAACTGAAGTGGACATGGATTTGAACATTACGGTGGATTACGGTGACGCAGATGAATAGGGACAAACTTCTTGTGGAATACATTGCACTGGAATTTCCAGAATGTGATAAAACGGATGAATTGCTGAAAAGCGTTTCTGATTCACTTGGATTTAGTGTATATTGCCTTGCGATGGCGTTAGAAGATTTTAAGTCTGAAATAAGAAAGCTGTTCCCATTCTGTCTGCTGTTTGGATGTGATGACAGATGAACATCAAAGTCCAAGCAAATCCATGTTTCAAGGAAGCTGACCGCAGCACAAAGCGCTATATCGTGATGAAAGGTTCTGCTGGCTCTGGGAAGAGCGTTGACACGGCGCAAAACTACATTCTTCGGTTGATGCACGATAAAGGCCGCAATCTTGTCTGCATCCGCAAATCTGACATCACAAACCGCGATAGCACCTTTGCAGAGCTTATAGGCGCTATATACCGGATGTTTGGAGATCAAGCGGAACGGTATTGGCAGATCAATATGTCTCCGCTGAAGCTGACCTGTAAGGCCAACGGCAATCAGATTATCTTCAGGGGTATGAACGATGACAAGCAGCGTGAAAAGCTGAAGTCAATAACGTTCCAGCGCGGCAAGCTGACAGATGTTTGGTGCGAAGAAGCAACGGAGCTGACACAGGCTGACGTTGAAATCATAGATGACCGTTTGCGTGGCGAATTGCCGCCCGGTCAGTTTTATCAGATCAGAATGACCTTCAATCCGGTGAACAAGAATCACTGGATTAAGAAGGTCTTTTTTGATATCCCGGATGACAATGTGCTGACACATCACAGCACATACCTGATGAACCGCTTCATAGATGATGCGTATAAAGCCCGTATGGAACGCAGGAAGATTGTTGATCCGGAAGGGTATCGTATCTATGGCGAAGGGGAATGGGGCGAAATAGGCGGTCTTATCCTGCACAGCTGGGAAATCCGAGATGTCAGCCGAAACCTGAACGATTATGACGATATAGCCATAGGTCAGGACTTTGGTTTCAATCATGCAAACGCAATTCTGCTGCTTGGTATCAAGGATGATAACATTTACATCCTTGATGAAATATACCTGTTTGAGAAAGACACGTCAGAAATCATTCAGGAAGCCATAAAGCACGCAATTCCAACGAACAAACAGATGTGGTGCGATAGTGCCGAGCCTGATCGAATTAAGATGTGGCAAAAAGGCGGTTTCAGCCGTGCCAAGGGCGTTGATAAGGGCGGTTCAGCCGGGTCTGTCAAAGCGCAAATTGACTGGTTGAAGCAGCGGACAATATATGTGCATCCCTGCTGCGTGAACACAATCAAAGAAATGCAGCAATGGAAGTGGAAGAAGGACGAGCGAACTGGCGAATATCTTGACGATCCTGTCCCCTTTCAAGATGATGCAATGGCGGCTTTGCGCTATGGCGTTGAGGGATGGCGCAAGCTGAAGAAATGGATTTACTGAGATAGCAGCGCAAAAGCACCAGCGGCGGCAATTTCGACCATCTGGTTGCCGTTGTAAAATACTGTACTCCTTTGGGGCGCTTGATAGGTAAAGCGCCTATGGCGCTGCGCTGTTATCTTTTTTTGATTGAAAGGGGCGATTGCTATGCCAGTTATCAATATATCGGTGGAGAACAAAATAGCAGAAGCAGACGGAACACTTTATGTGTGCGACAACAGCGATTTTGTTGCGAAATTCGCTTTTGATGCAGAATGGGAAGCATACGAAAACAAAACGGCACGGTTCGTTTATAACAACAGCTATGTTGATGTTGTTTTTACCGGAAACGAATGCCCTGTCCCAACTATCAGTGGCACATATTTTTTCAACATTGGCGTTTATGCTGGGAATTTGCACACCACCACTCCGGCGAGAGTACCTTGCAAGAAATCCATTCTTTGCGGAAGTGAATCAGAATCTTCGGCAAGTCAAGAAGTCAGAAACGAATTTCTTGACGTTCTGGACAAGCGGACGGGCGACTTGTCCGCCCTGCAAACCACCGCGAAAGATAGCCTCGTGGCGGCGATCAACGAAGCGGCACGGACAGGCGGCGCCGTGAAAGGCACATTTTATGTGACAGTGACGCAAGGAGACGGCAATAGCGCGACTGCAGACAAAACGGCTGCGGAAGTGTATGCGGCCTATGCGGCAGGGTATGCGGTGTATGCAATTGCAAATTTAAACGATGATAGCTCATTCGTGCTTCCGCTTGCGTCCGCGCTAAGATTTTTAGATGCGGTGGTGCTCGGATTTGCAGTGGTTGGATCAACCAGTCCGACGGAAAAACCGCTGTATATAGCCGCAGGATGCTCCGGACGCGATTGGTCAGTATGGCGCGGTACATTGGCACGTACCGAGGATATACCGACGATTCCGACGGCGCTCAAGAACCCAAACGCACTGACAATCAAAATCGGCAGTACCGCTGTCACCTACGATGGCAGCACGGCACAAACCGTGACGATCGCCGACGGCACGGAGGTGAGCTACTGATGAAAAAGCTCTACGAAGAAGCCGCTGTGCAGGACATCGCCGCTGCCATCCGCGAAAAGACCGGCGGCGCGGAAACATACAAGATTGCGCAGATGGGCAACGCGGTGAGGGGCATCACGACCGGCGAGGCTATCACGGACGGCATCGTCGTCAAGGAGCGAGACGCGGATGGTTATGCCACGGTGATAGACTTTTACGGAACTGCGATCCGGATAGCGCAGTTTTACGGCGGGAATCCATACGGCGCAGCCGATATCACCCCTTTTAAGCACCTTGAGCGGATCAACACCAAAAACATCTTGACCTCAATTGATTCTTATGGGCTCGCCGGGCTGCCAAGTCTCCAGCCGCAAGGGCTGGATCTGTCGCACGTCGAGCGGCTGTCGGGGATGCAATTTGGGACTGGCTCAAACTCTGCGGAATTTGCGCTTATCTGCCCGCTGTGCGTAGAAATCACAGAAAAAGGATGCAAGAGAAGTGGCATTACATCCGCATCTTTCCCGGCGCTTACAAAAATAGGCAACGGAGCTTTTGCGGATTGCGAGCGCGTAAAGGAAATTGCAATCCCTAAAATTACAGCTCTTGGTGTTTACACAGCGTCCATCTTTAGTGGCTGCAAGGCGCTGAAGACGCTTGATGTTGGAAGTATC